CTCAGAACCCAGATTTCATCACTGGTAACCAGTTTGCACAAGTTGGTATTGTCAAAAATCCAAAGGCCTATAATTCTACAACTAATTTAACACTTGATAAAGCAAGTTCAGTATATGCACTTAAGTTAGTTGGTACTGGATACAGTGAAGCAAAATTTACCGCTGATAGTTTTGTAACTCAAACTGTTGGTCTTGGTTCAACAGCTGTTGGTAGAGTTGTTTCATACGATCAACAAACTGGTATCTTAAAGTACTGGCAGGACAGAAGAACTGCTGGTTTCAATACTGATGGTACAAAACTTACCACACCTCAGTATGGATTCGAACAATTAAAGTTCACTGCAGACCCCGTAACTGGTGGTACTGTAGATATTATTCCTACAGCTGGTAATACTCTTCAAATTGACGGTGCTTTTACGGGTGTCTCAACGGTAATAAATAATCGTACCTACTACCTGGGTCAGGACTTCACTAAAGGAGTCTCTAATCCAGAGTCTGACAAGTACTCTGGTGACATCATTTATGTTGACAACAGACCTTCAGTTACTAGATCAGCTTCACAGAAAGAAGACGTTAAAGTTATCTTGCAATTCTAAGAGATATGCCACAGGAAACTAATCTCAATGTCGCTCCGTATTTTGACGACTTTGATCCGCAGTCGAATTATTACAAGGTTTTATTTAAACCTGGTTTCCCAGTTCAAGCAAGAGAACTGACTGGTCTGCAGTCTATTCTGCAAAACCAAGTTGAACAAATGGGTAACCATTTCTTCAAAGAAGGTGCGAAGGTTATTCCTGGTGATCTGACTTATATTAAGGATTATTATGGTATTCAAATTGAACCAGAATTCTTAGGTATTCCTGTTGGTATCTACCTGGACCAAATTCTCAATACAACAATTACTGGTGCTACTTCTGGTGTCACCGCAAAAGTCGTAAAATATATTACAAACGAAGAATCGGAAAGAGGTGTATATACTCTATATCTTAACTATGAGAACTCCGCAACTTCTGACGAAGAGGTAAGTACTTTCTTAAGTGGAGAAATTTTATTAACAAGTAAGAATATTACATATGCATCAACCTTTATCTCAGCAGGTGAAGGTTTTGCAACCACTATCCCATCAAATGCACCTATCGTTGGCTCGTCATTCAACATTTCTGATGGTGTATATTTCTTAAGAGGGCACTTTGTCAATGTAAGTGCTGAGACTCTTATTCTTGATCAGTATAGTAATACTCCTTCCTACAGGGTTGGTTTGGATGTTATTGAAGAAATTGTATCTTCAGATATTGATCCAAATCTCGCAGATAATGCTCAAGGTTTCAATAATTACACTGCTCCTGGTGCAGATAGATTAAAAATTGGCACATATCTTGCTAAGAAGTCACTAGACAATTTTGAAGATGCAAATTTTGTTCAGTTGTCTGAAGTCAAGGATGGTGTACTTAGACTTGTAAATACAAATACTGACTATAACTTTATTGGTGATGAGTTTGCAAGAAGGACTTTCGATGAGTCAGGACACTATTATGTAAGGGCATTCAGAACAACTGTTAGAAATAGTCTAAACGATAACGAAGGAAACAGAGGTATATTTGAAGAGGGTCAAACCACCGATTATGGTCAAACACCAAATGACAATCTAGGTATCTATAAGGTAAGTCCTGGTAAAGCATATGTTAAAGGATATGAGGTAGAGACAATTGCCCCTACACTGATTGACTTCTTCAAACCAAGAACAAAGAAGACTAATAAAAATCAGGCTGTAAACTTTGGTTTTGGACCAACTCTGACATTGAATAGAGTTTATGGTTCTGCGAGTATTGGTATTAATACAGACGGATCATTAAGTTTAAGAAGTGAAAGAGTAGGTTCTGATCAACTGGCTGCAGCAGGAAAAGAAATTGGTGTTGCTAGAGTATATGATTTTGCTCTTGAGTCTGGTTCTTATGACTCAAGTATTCCTAACATCAATCAATGGGACCTCTCATTGTTTGACGTTCAAACATACTCTGACATATCGCTAAATGAAGCTGTCACCCTTACAACATCGACTCATATTAAAGGTGAGTCGAGTGGTGCAACAGGATTTCTGAAGTACAATGTTTCTGCAGGAACGGCACTCACTGCCTATGGTGTCAATGGAAACTTCCATAAAGGTGAGAGACTCCTCTTCAATGGAGTCTTGGATGATGCAAGATTCGTAACAGATGATACTAATTATTCATTATCTGATGTAAAATCTGTCCATGGTATTGTAGGTACTGCGAATACATTTACTGGAGACCTTGTTCAAGATTCTGTTCGTAATTTTGGCTCTGCAAATGTTGCAGCAGCAAGTGGTTCTCAGTCAAAAGTTTCTATCCCTGCTGACGCTGGATTTACTTTTGTTGGAATTGTTACCGTAGGTAATATTGTCAGTTATTCAAGAGATTCACTCGACATCCAAAGTTTTGGTAGAGTTGTTAGTGTTGCAACAACTAATTTTGATATTGAGGCTGTCACAACTGTAAATGGTGTATGTAACGGTGCTCTTCCAACATCATCAGAGACTGTTCAAAACTTAAAATTAATCTCAACTAAGGCTTCTGGTGGGCCTGGGTCTGGTAATATTGCTGGTAATGAAGCATTATACAGTACCTTACCTAAACTCAATATTAGTGATGTAAGTCTTGTAGGATCTGATATTACAATCAGAAGACAATACACTACTAATATTTCAGATAACTCTACTGCCGCAATCAACGCGGGAGACAATGAAGTATTCTTACCATTTGATGAAGAAAGATATACTCTTATCAGATCTGACGGTACGACTGAAATTTTGACAGAGGACAAGATCTCTCTGACAAATGGATCAACGACTTTGACTATCAATGGTCTAGGTACAAATGATAGTGGTTCACGATTAATTACTACTCTCAGAAAGAGTAACCTTAAATCAAAAGTTAAAACAAGAAGTATTGCAAAAGATCTTGTTATTAGTAAGTCAAGAGATTCTGCATCTGGTATTGGTTCTACAACCTTAGATGATGGTCTTGTATATGGAGACTATCCATATGGAACTAGAGTTCAGGATGAAGTAATTTCACTGAACGTCCCAGATGTATATAAGATCTACGGTATTTTTGAATCCGAAGATAACAGTGATCCAGTTGCTCCTAATATGACTTTAGGACAACTTGATGGAGAAACTTCGACCACTAATGATCTGATTATAGGTGAAACTTTAATCGGTCAGACAAGTGGTGCAAAGGCAATTATATTATCAAAAATTGATGATACACAGGTTGTTTTTACTTACTTAAACAGTACAAACTTTGCTAACAATGAAGTTATCAAATTCAAAACTTCAAATGTAAATGGTGTTTCGTCTGGTGTAAGGGCTGGTTCGAAGGAAATAACTGCAGACTTTAAATTTGATAATGGTCAAAGACAATCGATTTATGACTATTCTCGTATATTGAGAAAGTCTGAGGTACCAGTACCTGCAAGAAAGATCAGAGTTTATTTTGCAGCTGCAGGATATCAAGATTCTGATGATGGTGACATCACCACAATCAATTCTTATGAAGGATTCAATTATTCTAAGGATATTGGTGCAATCGGAAATTCTAGAGTATCTGATATTATTGATGCAAGACCAAGAGTCACCGAATATTCAATCGCCGAAGGGGCAAACTCTCCGTTCGAATTCAGTGGTAGAACTTTTGCAGATGGTCAAAATGGTAGAACACACAGTTCATCCCACATCTTGGCATCTGATGAATCTATGACTCTTGATTATTCCTATTTCTTAGGAAGAATCGATAGATTGTACGTAGATACCACTGGTCGAATTGGTGTAGCTCAAGGTGCTCCTGACGACAATCCAAAGGCACCTGATCCAATCAGCAATTGTATGAATATTGCTACGGTGTTCCTACCAGCATATCTTTATAATACTTCTGACGCTCAAGTATCATTCATTGATCATAAGAGATATCAGATGAGTGATATCGCCAAACTTGAGCAAAGAATTGCAAGTCTTGAATATTATACATCACTGAGTTTAATGGAGACTCAGACTCTCAACCTGTTTGTCAGTGATGCTAATGGACTTAATAGATTTAAGTCTGGAATATTTGTAGATAACTTCTCTACCCTTGCACCTCAAGATACAACAATTGGTATCAGAAATGCTATTGATAGAAAAAATGGTATCTTGAGACCATCTCACTACACCACTGCACTTAATCTTCAACTTGCTACTAATGCAATTAGTGGTGTTGGAACAACCTCGAACACCAGCCAAGATGCTGAATTCGCAGATCCTGTAGGTGTAAATGTAAGAAGAACTGGTCAAATGGTAACACTTGACTATTCTGATGTTGAGTGGTTGAATCAACCATTTGCAACAAGAGTTGAGAATGTCACACCATATCTGGTACAATTCTGGCAAGGAAACATTGAATTGATCCCAGATGTTGATGTCTGGATTGACACTACTCTGCTGGAAGTCAATAGTGTCATGATGGAAGGTTCTTTCCAAGGAATTGCAGAAGCACTTGGTGCAGAAATCACCACAAATGCAGATGGTCAGAGTGTAGGTGTTACTCCAATCATTTGGAACTCCTGGGAAACGACTGGTGTCAACTTGGATATATCCTTGGACAACCAAGTCAATCAGAGTACATCAACATCCCAGAACACAGTTTCTTCAAACGCTTCTACCAACTTTGGTGATGGTGGTAGTGCAAGTGTTGGTATTGATATTGGCCAAACAACCACAACGACAACTACAACAAATAATATTACTGCAACATCATCAATCTCCCTCAATCAACAACAAACTGGTGTTCAGCATACAATTACTGAAAATATTGATACTGAATCACTTGGTACTAACGTAATTAATACTGAGATCATCAACTTTATGAGATCTCGTAATATTAATTTTGATGGAAGATCATTCAAACCATTTACTAGACTGTATTCATTCTTTGATTCTGTTGATGTTACAAAATTCTGCACTCCAAAACTAATTGAAATTGAAATGCAGCATGGTACGTTTACCATCGGAGAGACTGTAGTTGGTACAATGAACAATGGTGGTTCAGTGGCAAATAATACTGATTCCATTCCAGAAATTACATTTAGAGTTGCCAATTCAAATCATAAGTTTGGTCCCTTCTCTGCACCTGAAGACATTTACATCACTAACCCATACAATCGTGACCTTACTATTCCTGCAAATTATTCAGAATCATCAACAATCCTCAATGTAGACCTCTTTAGTCTACAGTCTCAGGATACACCAGAATTCTATGGCTGGATTGAAACTGACATGATCTTAACGGGTCAAACCAGTGGTGCTCAGGCAAGAGTAGTAAATAGAAGACTTACATCTGATAGAGTTGGTACTATTCAGGGTTCGTTCTGTGTTCCACCTACTGGCAATTCTGCAAATCCAACATTTGAAACTGGAACATCTTCATTCAGACTTACAAACAGTAGCACGAATAGCTCAATCGAAGGTGTAACAACCACCGCCGGCGAATCGCTCTTCTATTCACAGGGAACTCTTCAAACCACTCAAGAGACTACATTGTCTCTTAAGAATGCATCAGTCGTCACACAAGACTTTGTTCAGTTCCAGACTATCGGTGACACTGCAACATCTAATACTATTCAAGTTG